CGTCTGAGATACCAATCATAATCCAATCTTGCGGTGATGCAGTGCCACTATCTGCAACCGCATACATGCCGCCCGTTGATTGCGGAACGCCAAACTTTAGCCAAGTTGGAATGGTGCCATTCGCTTCAAGCCGATACTTTACAACTTTATGAGCCATCTGAATTGTCCTCTAGCTGTGGGGTATTCGTTAAAGATGTTTCGTCCAGTATAGCAAAACCACGGCTTTCTGCAAAGGCGCTTGGACAATGTGCCCACTTATCAGCGCAAGCCTCTAACCACTGAACCGTGTGGTGATGCTCTGGCGCTTTGCCTTCCTTGATAAGTTCGTTCTCCCAGTTAAGATAAGACATAACTTCAAGCTGTGCCTGTGCTGCGTTGATCCCAAGATCAAACAGATAGATCATGTTGCCTTCGTCGATCACGCCATTGCGTGGACGGGCAGAGTTGAGCGCCTGTTTCATGCAGGTCATGATGTGGTACTTAATTTCCTCAAGCTCATAGTCAGCCTCAGTAAGCTCATCCTTGCCGATCTTCTTCATCAGGTTGTCATACTGATTGGTGAAGAAGTTTAGCTTGCGAACAGCGGCCTCAACGTAGCCGCGTGAGCTTGCAGCGTTAGCCTCTTTCTCGTTAATCTTTATCTCAAGCATTTCGCGCTCAAGATCGTCAGCCTCATTCTCTAGCTTGCGCTCCAGCTTTTTGAGCTTGACTTCTTCCTTCTTCATACGGAAGTAGCCTTCCTGCAAAGCTGACTTGGTTTTCTCGATCTCAGCAAGCGTATGCTTCACAGAACGAATAGGCGTGATTGCAGTAACATCTAGCGTTACGCTCATCATTTGAGAGTGCGACTTGTAGAAGTTACTAGACGCCTGCGCGATTGCAGGAGCCTTGTCGGCAATGTTAGCCAGCATAGATTTATACTCAGGCTTCGCGCTTGGAAGCTGAATGTTAAGGTCTACCGTGGCGAGTGCCGTTTCTTTTACTGTATCTTTTGGCATTATTCAGGCTTCTCTGGAAGCGTGTGAGTATGAGGCCAACCAGAGGCGCTTGGCAAGTTACGAAGTGCTTGACGGTATGTAGCCCACTCAGCCTTCTTTTCCGTGGTTAATGCAGTGTCGGATAGTTGTGTCCAATCACATTCAGCAAGAAGCGATGTTCTTGTAGACCTTGCGCTTGCGGCGGTGTCTGCATCGACACGAGCGCGATAAGCCGTTGTCTGAGCGTCAACTGTTTGCACGTTGCCATCATCGTCGGTGTATTCGGTAAACACAGGGCCAACAGAATTAACTGTGTACCATACGCCATCATCTGCCTGCGCAACACCAGACTCATAAGAATATTCATACGGTGCAGTCGGCTCTGCGGGAGCGCCTTTCAATACAGGGTCAGCACCAAGCTGATCCAGACGCTCCTTACTTATGCCCGCCGTAAGAACTGGACGGACCTTCTTGTTGCGAGTGCGAAAAGTCGTCTCAGTGACTACTTCGCCTGTTTCTCTTATGCGAATTTTTGCCATTGTAGGCTCCTTTATGCTATCGCGTAGAATATATAGTCACCCGCAGTGAAGCTGCTGGTAATCGTGAAGCCTGACGAAAGCGGGTCTATGTAGTCCGTGTTTGTTACTTGGGGAGCTTGTCCGTTAAGTATAAAATAAGGATCATTACCCGCAATTATACCGCTTGTAGAGTCCCACCAGTACCAATCTCCTGTTGAGTCTGTACGTTTCAACATAACAAGAGAAGCGCCTGACGTAAATCCACAGTCCACGTTTGTTGTTCCAGAATGCGTTACTGAACCCACCTTGGATATGCCAGCTAGTGAGGCGAAGAGGTAGGCTATGTAGCTTTTTGTACTTTGATTAAGAACATTATTTGTTCCAACCGTAAAAACAGAACTGGTAGGTGTTGTATTATTAAGTACAGTAGCCCCAGAAAGACTAAATGCTGCCTCATTGCTGTTTAAATAAATTATTCCAGTGTTCCCTAAAGCAACATGATAGGATGCCCATGAATGGACTGCATCTCTACTTTTTATCCACATCATTTCTGGCGCAACAGTTAAATTATGTGATACATTTTGATTAGACCCTGTTCCCGTAAATGCAACGACATCCATGTAGTTAGGCGCACGTTTCCAGAAGTAACCTAGATAATTAGTCCCTAAACCAGTGGCATTATAGTGACCAAACTGTGTGTCTCCAAAATCAAATGCGGCTTGGTTTGTGGCTCCAGCATTAGGGGCGTTGCTGAAAAGATACCCACGAGATGCTAATCTAGCAGACCAATACCTATTATCGCTAGAGGTTTTATGGGTAAACATAGCTAGATCAATAACGTGATCTGATGTAAACGCAGGATTAGTGTTTACAGAAGTTTTAATATCAAACACCTCAGTTGCACTCGTAGGCACAGCAGTACCACGGCGAATGGCTATGTAGATGAAGTCTGTGTTATTGTCTCCATAATTAAAATTGCTTGGCAATTTAAAGCCTGTTGAGGTTAAAGCCCCGTAATCATATTCCACTTCCGCACCAGAAGTATCTGAAAATAAAGCCTTTGCGTTCCCACCAGTCGTGCTTGAAAAAGTACCACCCGTCTCCTGAGCGTTCCATCCACGCATAGTGTCAAGAATCCACCAATTATTACCACTATGAGTAACATCTTTATACAGAACCCATTGTGGTTCAAAACCTAAATTTACTTCTACATCACCACTTGCAGGATAAGAAACACTCCCACACTTGATAATATCAGCATCACCATCAGGCCCGAACTCACCGTCATTGTTGTTGTGGGCGAATAGGTAGGCAACGTAGGACTCTCCATTATTATTAACATAAGTGCTATCACCTACAGTAAATACTGTAGATGTAGGCGCAGTATCATTCCATTGACCTGCATCATCTACTCTTGCTGCTGTTGTAAAACTTATACGATAATCTTCTGGGGCTGAAGCATCTATACCCCTGTGGTATATAGACCAAGGACGAGCTTCCCCTGCTTGATATTGCTTTACTATAATACACCCCGGCACACTACCAAGGCTATGGCTTACAGTACGGCCAGCAGTCCCATTCCCAGTATAAGTCACCACATCAAAAAACTTAGGGGCTTTGCGGAATGTCCAAGAGGCTAAGTTTCCACCTGACTCATTTATGTATCCAGTCTGCTGATAACGAACATCAAACCCATTAGAATTAAACGCCGTTAAATCACCAGTACCCTCTGCGTCCGTTCTATTTGATGAAAGATATTTAGTTGTGCCTCTTTCTGTATCATTTAAAGAGTGATAATTACTTGCGCTTGACCTATCTTTTATCCAAACCAAACCACCTTCGCCATCAAGGTCAATGCCGTTGGTGATTGTTTGTGTAGAGCCATTACCTTCATACAAATAGGTGCTGAACACATCTTCTACGTTCAGGGGGAAATTTCCCGGTACAGGCCAGAGGCCCGCCTTTTGATATGCAAGCTGTTCTTCTAAAGACCACACGCCCTTCGCGGCGCTGTTTCCAAAACCCCCATCAGGCGCTGTCGGGTTCTGCGTGATGATGTTGCCAAGATAGCGTTTATCAGACATTACTGAAGTCCTCCGTGGGCGTTACCTGTACCGGCGCTATAGGTAACATTGCTTTCAGTCATATCGCCAAAGTCTGTAGCATTACCCGTTGAAGCTATTGTAACTTGCTCCATGCGATTAGTAAAATGTGTACCTCCTGCAAAAACAAGTATTAGATTGTTTGAAGCCGTCGCATAACCGCCAAATGAAGATAACATATCGCCAAAGTCTGTAGCGTTACCAGTTGATGCTATCGTAACATAATCAATAACATTGCTGTTGCCGCCACCCGACACGCACCTTGTAGAGCTTGCTCCGCTTGAAAGATTTTGACGCGCCACAGTAGCATCACCAAAGTCTGTGGCATTACCTGTGGAGGCTATGGTTATATAGTCGATAGTATTTACGGCTGAGTTTGAAATGTTCCTACCAGCGTAAAACAAACCACGAGTTGGGCTTGATGCGCCCCCTAGTTGATTTCTAGCTACCGTCAAATCACCAAAATCTGTAGCGTTTCCAGTTGAAGCTATCGTAATATACTGCATATTATTATGAGCATTTGCGGATGCGTCATAACCCCCGCCCCAAACACCTCTAGTGGAATTAGATAAACCCGCCAAGTACCCAAGGGCTTTATTTAAGTCTCCAAAATCAACAGCGTTTGCTTGAGTTGCCCATGTGATATAATCAATAGTGTTTTGTACAGTTGCGCCTACAAGACCACCGCCCCATGCAACTCTGGTAGCATTTCCTACAGCCCCCAAACCATAACGTCCAGAGGAAAGATTTCCCCAATCAGAAGCATTCCCTGCTGTGTCCATATTGAAGAAATCAATAAGAGTACTGTTAGTTTGTGACCCACCTCCCAGAATACCTTGAGTCGGCACAAACGTAGGCCAGCCCGTTCTATTCTGATACTGCGTTGAGAGCGACCATACACCTTGATAATTTGGCATTATGAAATCCCTCCATGACCGTTAGAGGCACCATTGTCATATTGCCTTCGTGCCTGTGTAAGATTACCAAAGTCTGTGCCATTTCCAGTAGAAGCTATTGTTACAAACTCCATTTTATTACTGCTCAACCCACCACAGTCTAGCAGCGCCCTAGTTGCATTAGCTGCGGCAGAGCCAAACCTTGTATCGCCACCGTTGGTTAAGTCACCAAAATCTACGGCATTTCCTGTAGTAGCTATTGTAACGTAGTCAATCGTATTTAGGTCAGTATCTCCAGAAATAGCGCCGCCACCCATAACTCCTCTAGTGCTATTTGCAGCCCCTGCCAAACCCTGCCGCCCTAGTGTAAGATCACCAAAGTCAGAAGCATTACCCGTAGTAGCCGTTGTAATATAGTCTATCTCGTTCGTATAATTTCCAGTAGTGCTATTACCCCCTGCTATACAACTTCTTGTTGTACCCGAAAAAGCAGTTGGAGTTTGTTTGCCATTAACCAAGTCACCAAAGTCCACTGCGTTCCCTGTGGAGGCAATAGTAATGTACTGAATTGCGTTTGTTTTTGATACACCACCCGCCATAATCCCTCTAGTACCAGAACCACAACCAGATGCCTCTTCATTATTAAATTGAAGATCACCAAAGTCAGTGGCATTACCTGCGCTTGCAACCGTTACATAATCTATAACATTACTTGCTCCACTGGAACTAAAACCACCCATACAGACAGCCCTAGTAGAACTAGACGTTGATCCAGCCCCAATTCTAGCCAAGCTAAGATCGCCAAAATCAGTAGCATTGCCAGTTGTAGGTATCTCAACAAAATCTATAGTGTTGACATATGTAGTAGTATACCCCCCAAAAAATAAAGCTCTAGCCGCAACTTCGGGGCTTACCGCATTACTCGCATCACTAGGGCTAGACCACCCAAACGGATTGATCGCCCAGACGTTGAACGTGTAGCTTGTGCCGTTGGTGAGGCCCGTGATTGTGACGGGGGACGCTGTGGGGTAAGAAAAAGCGCCAATCGTATACTCGGATACAGTCCGAGCATCCTTGTCTAATGACCA